TCGCATTGTCCAGACGACTGAAGTTACAAGAACCAGATGGATTATACTCGGATGCATTCATACAAAAGTGATACGCAAAATAGCGAGTGAAAGTGGGTGAGTGTGTAGGGTTGTTGAAGTGTGTTCTGCCATAATTTGATTTGTAATAATTTTGTACTGTGTGAAAATATACTGGACTCATATTTTCGAAAAGAGAGGTACCATTTAAATACATATCTGCATTGATAAACGTGAAACGATCCGATGCGGGGTTAGTTGTGGAAGCCCCAAACCCAAAGAATAGGGATTTCACTGGATGGTTAAATGATGATATATCAAGGGTATTATATCCACCAGATTCGGTTGTATTATCCGTGATTGAATTCAATGGAAACTCTATTCGCTGCGACTGTGTAATGACAAAGTCCATCGAACGTTTTACAAGTGTCTCTCTCTCTTCTGTGTCGAGATATATGTAATTTCCGTACATATACGCTTTCTTTTCAGATTCTGGGACCAATGCAAGATTTGCTTCATCAAAGTTTATACGTATTTCAACTTGATGATTTTGAAGTGCCACCAGAGGTAAAAATGCTTTGTGGTCACAAAAGAAAAAATGTAATGGTAAAAATTGTTTGTTTGAAAGGGAAGCTTTAGTATTCAATTCTTGTGATTTATTGTATGTATCAGCTAAATAATTAGGCCAAATCTCACTATAGTAGTCGAAATGTTGTGAATCAACTTTTTGACCACCAATGAAAAGATCAATCGTTGATTTGTAAAAAAGATTAGATGATATATTATCGTCACTATTGCTACCCGATTCAAACCAAATGCCATTTATGGCATCACCCAAAACTGGTACGGTTATAGATGTGTCGCTATCGGTAATCGTTTTTATGTACTTGGGCGCTTGAGAAAAATTCGTATGCCGAGTAAATTTCATACGAAAGAAAGAATGTCCCTCATCACTTGTGAGGTACATATCTTGAACACCTTTGGAGACGAGTTGTATTAATGCACCAGACATTTAATAGTTATTCAGATTATAAAAATAGACACTTTCCCTGAGGGAAGTCGCTCTTCTTCTCATCCACAACTTTACCATGAATTTTGAAACCACCTTGTCTGTAGACTTTCATTCGTTTATAATACATCGCCGTGAAGATCGACCATGGATCGTGAACATCATAAATATGAGGATCGTTTTTCTTCCCCTTCGTCTCTCTCATGATACGACCGATACTTTGAGTAATATCCGACTTTGGAGATGCTAATATAACAGTATCTAGGGTTGGGATGTCCAAACCTTCATGGGCTTGACTAAATGTTGCGAATATGATCTTCTTTTTTGAAGATTCTTGAAGTTGAGCTTCTTTCATACCACCCATGTAGAGTCCAGATGTTTTAGGAAAACACTGATGAAGAAATTCACAATGTTGTCTACGATCACTGAGAACGAGGAGCTGTCTCGTTCCAGATGATGCCTTTTTTACAAGTTCAACCAACATCTTGTTTCTCGAACGATCTTCTACGAGTTCAGTGATCATGTTGGGCATTGAAATTTTACCGTTTCTCATGGAGGGTGGTGGATTTCGATAGTTTGGTGAATCAAATGTTACGGGAAATACTTCAACCTGTTCCTGATTTTTTCGTTCAACCGCAAAAAATGTGGGACCCATGAACCAATGAAGCACTTTGGTAAGACCGTCTTTTCTTTCAGGTGTCGCAGAGAGACCATAAATGTGTCGAGGACAGAGTTTAAATAAACTTTGACTGAATACTTTAGCACAAATATGGTGTGCCTCATCCACGATGAGAGTTCCGATACTCTCAAAGTCCGTGAAACTATACTCCTTTAGGGATAGGGATTGAAGCATCGCAATGACGAAATCACAATTAACTTCTTTCTTATCCTGTTGAACAACTCCGATTGTGGCACCTGGACAAAATTGTTGTATTCGCTCTCTCCATTGGTCAGCCAAAAATTGTTTATGTACGACAATCATCGTGCGATACCCCAACTTACATGCTATGGCCAAGGATACCGTTGTTTTACCGTACCCACATGGTAAGGAAAGGACGCCATGACCTGCTTGAATCGCTGCTGCCATTGCTTCGTTTTGATGAGTGGCGTCTCGGAGTTGTCCGATGAATCGTGTTTTAATTTTGGTGGGTTCTGGTCTCTTGTCTTGTTGAGGCTCTCCAAGCTTAGAAGTTCCGTAGAATCTTGGAACGCAGACTCCATTCTTAGTTGGTCGGAAAACTTTGAAAGGTGGTGGAGGAAATCCATAATCTCCGTTGACTACTGGTCTTACCGTAAGTTCTTTTTTTATTTCTTGGATTGGACCCGAGTCCACCAAATATCCGGTTCTTGTGAGAACCGTCATACTATATTTATTTAAAGAGTACAAACTTTAAATAAATACAATGCCAATCATAGATGTTGATAACAATATTAGAAGCCTGCGAGATAATATAGAACGTCTCACACAAGAGATTTACAGGTTGGAAGGAATGCTAAACACATTCCAGGGATTTAAACGAGGTGGACTAAAGGTTATCGATCTTCCTAACGATCCTCATGAAAGTAAAGAAATGCTAGATAGTATCCAAGAGAAACCCGAGTAATTACCAACATTCCAACTACCTTTGAAGTCCACCACAACTTCGACTTCATCATTCTTTATAAGAGACTGCACGGGTCGTCCTTTGACTTCACACATCACTCTCCTATAACGAAAAGGAACTTTTACAGTGAGAACCCTCCCATCTAGGGGATTGTCGACATTTTGATTCACTATGAGATGAGCTCTACTTTCGTGCATCCTCTCCATGATCTCCGCAGCTTTGAGGGGTATCGAAAGACGAATGTATTTTTTATTATTGAAATCATACATTGGTTCGTATACCTTGGCTAATAACTTCATAGATTTCTATTACGATACACTAGAATTAAAACTATAAGCACTACAAAAATAATGGATAGGACTTGTGAGAGAAGAATGGGTTGAAGTGGTTCCCTCGTTCCAAATTGTTCATGACACAGTGCTCTCGAAACCTCTACCGCAGCCTCGATACTCGAATATGGTGTATTCCTCGGCGACATCATGCCACACATGGCAACCTTTGAACACTTTCCAAAGAAAGGGAGTTGACCATGAAGACTAAGCACTCCCGAAGACTGTGAGAATTCCCATGTTTTTCCGTTCCATTCAGCACCCCAACCGATGCGCATTTCTTTAGGTTCGGGAAGTTTGAGTTGTCGGAGTACTTCGGCCTTCAACGTGTCGGGATCGGACGTGAGAATGTCTTCGGTGAGATCGCATATAACACATGATACTGTTTTACCATCCACAAGAACTTTGGGTTGTAAATTCCATTTAGTAGATGTGGCTATTTCGAGATCGGATTTTATCTTGATTGGATCTTCATAATCGATAAGAACGTTTATGGCGCCATATGTACTTTCCCTCACCTTTTTATCGGCGTCAGGCCCCCAATTGTCAGCCAAAAGTTTGAGAGCAGGACTGTTATCGAGACACAAAAAAAGCATATCATCTTGTAATATTGTACCATTCGAGAAACTCGCCCTGTATGTGTGTTCATCATACGCTATACGTGTAAGTTCGGCGCCGAACACGAAGTTTCCACCAGCCGCCATGACAGCCTCTTCCATCGCATCGCACATGACTTTTCCAGAAACTCTTTGCGTGTAGGGTTTGGAGAGGCCGACGTGGTCCAAATTTTTTACAAATTCATAGGCAGACATGACGTCCCAAGTGACACCATCCATGATGAGAGGGAGGTGTTCGATGACATCTTGTCCTTTTTTTGATAAAGTTCCAACAGCTTCTTTCAAAGAAATTGATTTATACTTTTTAGGTTGAACAAGTACTCGAGCGAATAAGGAAATTAAAGTTCCATAGTCCCTTAGACTGAGAGAACGTAAAACAAAACCGACGTGTTCTCCGTTGTCCTTAGCTTGAAACATCGTATCCCACGAGATGCCCATCTCATTGAAAAGTGATTGTGTGTTCACAAATGCACGGTCGAAGACAATTCTGTGGGCGTGGAGATCCCTCACTTCTTCATCTGGTTCCCACCAAGAACCACCCGCCGAAGTTTTACGATCATATATGGTGACTTCATGGTCACCCGCCCTGAGAAGTTCCCACGCAAGTGACATACCTGTAGGTCCAGCACCGACTATATGAATCTTCATTCTACTTTTAAGGGATATATAAATTTTCGTGCATCGTCGTATACAATCCGATGAGTATCATCGTGAGCCAAAGTTGAAGAGACATGTACATCCTTCCTTGATAGAGAAGGAAGACGGTCAATAAGAGATGCATGGGGATTGGTTTTTCTGGTCCATATTTCATATGAAATCCTGTCGTCGCAGCGATGGTCAAAATGAGAGCACTCATGAAAGAAGACCAAGAGGGTCTCAGTAAAAACCATGAAATGAACAAAAGTGCCACATAGGATATGAAGATTGAACGTCGTCCGAGTTCCTCTTTACTATCCACGATGGCCAATTCTTCACCTTTTATGAGTTTCGATTCCCAGTGAGGACCCAAGATGAGGTACGAACAATATAAAAGTAGGAACACCCACCACATATATTATATGAATCCAGTTTTTTTACGCTCATCTGGAGTTTTAAGTGTGTACATGATAATCAAAAATATCATTGTAGATATCAACGCATATTCTATATCACGAGTGGCGGTGAAAGCGATAATCATGAGAGATACAAAACGAAATACTTTATTTTCGAAAAATGTCGTGAGACGGTCTGGAATTTTGAATGCATTTCCCGAAAAAAGACCTTGATAAAGAATGATGAGTGAAAATAGAATAGGTTGTGTTTGTATAAATGTTTCAGCTGGTCGTGTCACAGGACTGAATAAATTGGCGATCTTTACCATTTATGTAAGTTAAGAGAATAAAAAACTTTACAAAAAGTAGGATGTTATGTGTTTCAACACATCGGGTTCCAGTGAGAGTGTCAAACAGGAAACTGAAAACATGGAAATTTGCTGGTAAATTTCTATGGAAAAACGCAACTGTACAAAATAAAGCTGAACTTGGTCGGTGGACGAGGGACGAACTTCTCGAACTTGGTCCAACTTTTGTAAAATTAGGTCAAATCGCTTCGACGAGAGTGGATCTCTACCCACCCGAATTTACAAAAGAGTTGGAATCTCTTCAAGACAATGTCCCTCCCGTGGAATTCGATACCGTTGTAAACAAAGACATATTCAGAGAGTTCGATCCAGTGCCATTCAAATCAGCTAGTATTGGACAGGTGCATATGGCGGTACTTCATAATGGTCAGAAAGTTATCGTGAAGATAAAAAGACCAGGAATTCTCGACATCATGAAAGAAGATACAGATAACATACGAACTATTGTGGAGTTTCTAGAACGCATTGGTATCGACACGGGTAATAGTTCTGGTTATGTTCTCAATGAATCGATCGAATATCTTTTGGGTGAAGCTGACTATCATCAGGAGATTGACAATGCCATAAAGTTCAGGAAAAGTATGAAAGGTGTCGATTGGGTGAAAGTTCCACGGGTGTATAAGAAGTACTCAAATGATGATATGATCGTCATGGAATATGTACCATCCACGAAGTTGACTGAAATCACAGACCCCAAAGTGAATAAAAAGAAAATCTGTGAGGCTCTCATCAATTCATATGTCATCCAAACGATGGATAACGGTCTTTTTCATGCCGATCCACATCCGGGTAATTTAGGGTTTTCATCTAGGGGTAAACTTGTATTTTATGATTTTGGGTTGCTTGTAACATTGTCTGAAGAATTGCGGGATGGGTTTAAAAGTTTATTTGGTTTTATCATCACGAGAGATACTGCGGGGATTGTAGATGTTTTAATTAAATTGGGTGTCATTGTTCCTACAACATCGGATGTGTCTGATATCGAACTCTTTTTCGAAACTATTTTGGGTTATCTCGAAACTCTAGATGGATCGGGAATCATGAACGATGATCTAGCTGTTCAACTCGCCGCTGAAAAACCTTTTGTTGTACCAACGAGTTTTGTGTATTTAGCAAAATCCTTCTCGATTATCGAGGGTATTTGTATTCAGTTGGATCCAGACTTTAACTATTTCACCTATCTGGAACCAATGATTCAACAACAATTCATTGAATCAATCGATGTAAACGAAATGCTCATGAAGACGACTGAAATTCCGTCTAAAATTGGGAAGATAAGTACGACCGTATTGGGTCTGGAGAAATCGAGGGCTTCTATGAAACGCTCGATGGTCAAAACACAAAGGGAAATACGAGTCGTCCAATACAGCGTGGTTTGCGCTCTATTGGCAGAGAGATTTGGGGACACACCTTTGGCGTTAGTTTTTGTTTTTTGTACTTTGTGGTTTACTTTTCGTAAAAATCGATAGAGGTCTTCTTCGCAGATCCCTTGGGCTTCGCCTTCTGGAAAAGCTTCTTATGCTCTTCGAATACCTCCTTCACACGCTTAGTCTCGTCCTTGGCAATATCAGAGAGCTTATCCTTGATCCTGTCAACGTCACCCTGGCGCTGCTTCTGCACCTTTTTACCCAACTTTTTGAATCCGTTGTTCTTCTTTTTGTTAGCGGCGAATACTGTGAATGTGTTAGTGATGGCGAACATTTACTTTGTGTTGACATTTAATTTCTTAAGTTTCTTCATTCTAGCGAAACGACGAGGCTGACGGATTTCTTCCATCTTCGCCACTGCCGTATCTTTATAGTCAAGTGCTGGCGTTTCTTTCTTCTTGGGGTGTTCAATCACCTGAACATACCCCAGTTTACGGGCAAGCACGGGACGTCGAGACACTTCGAATAGACACAGGGTCAGGTTTGGGTGGGTAGCGCACATATTGTTCATCTTGTAAGGTACTCATTCTGGGGATTTTATTTTTAAGTGGTTGTTTGAACTTTCAAGTTCAAACGCCTTAACTTCTCCTGAAATTCTCTGCGCTCACCAGGTGACTCGATCTCTGTACCATTGGCGATCGCCTCAATTTCTGGTCCAGTGAGCTGCATCGCATTCACCCTGAAATCCATGAATGCCTCCATGGTGATTGGAACGAGGGGCTTCACCAAGTCAAAGATTGCATTCGCATAGTCCCGAATTTCCTGCTGGGCATGGGCATCCATGCGGAGGTGGAGATAATGAAGAAGGTTGTGAAGGTTAATTTTCCAGTAAAACTCTGTATAAGTTGATTGAGGTAAAAGCCCCCTGGCCTGTTCACGACAACATCCATTTTCGAGAAGTTGTTCATATACATCGAATGAGTGACTCAGGTGTTCGGATACTTTGTTATCAAGATCACCCCCAATTTCCACGACACCCTCAGACCCTTGATGATTTACCTTCGACTGACCACGAAAAGTTTCGGGTTCATAGTATTCTTTGGGAACCACGGAGTAACGAGCAGACAACTCATTCACACTGGCGGTGCGGTGCCGAAGGTGCTGTCGTGCGATGTAGATGGGCATCTTGATGTGAAACTTGAAATCGACCATTTCAAAAGGGGTCGTATGCCAGTGCCTAAGGAGATATCGGATGAGCCCACGGTCTCCACGGGTGGTTTTGGTACCGTCGCCGTAGGAAACACGGGCGGATTGGACGATGGACGCATCCAAATCTTGTCGAGGCATGTGATCAACGAGACGAACAAACCCATGATCGAGCACTTTTTCCATTATACATAAGTATCCGTTCAAATCTTTAATAGATACACTCGTCATCCATTGGAACCTCTCCGCAAAAATCGTACAACTTGTACAACTTCTCTTGTGTATTTTCAATCTCGACCCAAGTGGTATTCATAGCATCAATCGCTTCATCGATGAGTTCGACAAATGTATCAAGTTCGTCTAGGGCTACACGATGGGTGTTCCTCTTTGGCTTCTTCGAGTGAAATGCAGACTTGAGACGCTTGTTACTCTTGATGACCTTATCAAGGTTGGGCTTGTTCGCGGCGGACATACGGATGGTGAGAGACATTTTTACTTCATATCTTTGATGAGATCACTTAGGTTTCTATAGTACCTCTTCAAATCTTTCATGAATCTCTTATTGTTTTCGAGAACTTCACATTCTGGTTTGTTTAAATAAATCCAAGCTAAATTTGATTTAGAATATTTTGTCATCTTCTGATTTTCATTTGGTCTTCGAGCGACTAACTTCGTAGATTTTTTCTTTTTGGAAGCTGGTGTGACTTCGACCCTGTTGACGAAGGAGAGAGCCTGCATCACAGTATCCGCCAAGTCATCCTTCTTCTTCGACTCGAGAAAGGTATCGAGCCAGTGAGCATTTGTGGTACCATCACGGATGAAGGCTTCACATCTCTCGATGGACACCTTCTTTCTCTTATTGTATTGTGCTTTACCTGGACCAGCTACATCTGGAATCTTATGTCGCGCATCATAGAGAATTGTCTCCGCATCTGGGCATTTGATGATGAAGTAAGCGTGAAGGAAGTGCATGACTGAAATCATCTTTTTATTTCGCTCAGGTTGCTTCTCTATGAGAATTGTGTTAGCTGTGAGAACCCAAGGTCTTTCATCGAGGTGTTTTCGGAGTGACACGTACACACCATCCTCATGTTGAGGTGGGACTCCGTCGACGTCCCACTCCCTCACGAGATTACCCGAATTTTCATCGAGAAGGCACATAGCTAAATTCCTTATACCAACATCGATACTAAGAATCATTGATATAAAGAATTAAAATGTCTTTAACTTAAAACAATGGGTATCTTCGAATTAGATGAAAATCATACTATTGTGACGGAATGTTTTATGAATTCTAATATTTATTATATTGATAATTTCTATAAAAATCCTAATCAAATACTGGAATTTTTAAAACAACAGAAAACGAGATTTCACACTCCATCAATAAGTAAGGATTTTACTAGTCTAAATGGAATACATTTTTATGATTTGAAACATATAATTCATAGTAATGAAATTAAAAGTGTGTATTCGCATATATCAGATATTTGTAATCAAAAACCGAGACATGATAATTTACTTATAACTAATAAATGTCGTTTTATTCCTAACAATTTCAACGACTATAAAAATAAGTATTGGCATCCACACATTGATTATGGGTATACCGCAATTATATATTTAAACGTTGATGATGAAGAATGTGGAACCAATCTATATACAAATGTCATAATAGATGATAAAAATAGTTTTGGTGAACACGTTACTCCATGGAGATCAAACTACAACTGGTCGGTTATAAAACATTTAAAACCGAAATTCAATCGATGTGTTATATTTGATGGTTTAAAATTTTATCATGGAATGAATATATGCAATGATAAATATTTTGGAGATCAGTACAGATTAAATCAAGTTTTATTCTTTGAATAAAACTCTAATTTTAAATTAGGATGAAGTGCATCGCACATCGTGGATACTCAATCAGGTTCAAAGATAATAGTATCGAGGCCATACGTGAAGCTATTCACAGAGAGTACGACGGTGTTGAAATCGATGTACAGTTGTGTGGAACGGGAGAATTGGTTCTTCATCATGATGTATATCTCGGTGATCATTTTATCGGGGACATGTCACTCGAACAGTTGAGGGAGAAGGGTGTATGCACATTGAGAGATGTGTACGATGAGGTTCCAGAGATTCGGAGGACACTCCTACTCATCGACATCAAAGGAAATGATCTCTCCATCATCGGGGCACTTATGGAATTTTACAAGACTGAACCTACACGTGACGTTATTTTTTGTAGTTTCAATCGAAAGATACTGTACAGTCTTCCATATAGTTTTCAAAAGGGTTCTACATTTGAGACGACTTTTCACGAGAGTGAATACAACTATGTGACCAATGACTTGAAGGCTGTTGTGCTTCATTGGACATGCCTAGATCACACATTCATCTCATATTGTAACATGAGGGATATCAAAGTTTATACCTATACACATAAAGAGGACAAAGAGTTGGAATATATGTATAGATACAATGTTGAGGGAATTATAACGAATGGATTTTAAAATTATTTGAGCAACATGATCATCATCACCATGAACATCATACACGAGGAAGCGCTGGAGGCATAACCGACCATAGATGTGTCAAGACCCATACCTTCAAATAGACCACCGAAAAGAGCTTTAAAGATGTCACCCAGACCTTCAGCACCCCGTTCCGTCAAATCCCTCATGGGATCTAAGATTGGTATACGAGCCTCCGACTCCTCCTCACACCTTTCATCACAATACCCCTCACAGTCTTCAATTGTAGCTCTACAGTAGGGTTGACCCTCTATAGGTGTAATTTGGTATTGTTCGAGTGTTTCGGGAGTACTATACTGGAGGTCACTTTTCTGAAGATCACCGTAATCATATTCATCCCAGTTGTGAGGAAGACATCCAGACATACAGTTTTTGTAATCTTCCTTCTCCTTCTCAAATTTCTTATCGATCCACATGAGGAGACCGGCGCCAGCGCCAACCATAACACCCGTTTGTACGAGACTCCAGAATTGTTTCGAACCATATTTTGCGCTTTGTACAGTACCATCTGGCATCCTGATCTGAACAGTATCACCCTGTTTTGCTAAGTTTGTAGCGGCATCTTCTGATCTCTTTGCGGCATCTTCTGATCTCTTTGCGGCATCTTCTATTCTCTTTGCGGCATCACTAAGGTCTTCAAATCTCTTAGCTTCATCAAATTCACCCGCAGCTTTAAGACCGTCTATAATTTTTTGTCGTCCAGCTGGTGTTAAAGCATCATCAAATTTTTTAAGTGTTCCGTCTGGCATTTTCTTAAAAACTGCAACAACTTGACCCGCTTGATTCACAATCGTTACTAATGCCGCATTTCTTACTGCTTCACTGCTTCTTAGAAGTTCCACAAAGTTTTTCTGCGCACTCGTAGCCTGACCACCTAAAGCTCTAACTCCGCTAGTAAATGCATCACCAGCTGCTCTCAATCCTCTCGCCCCTGCTTTAAAAAATGTAGCTACTGACATAGTATACATTGTACTGAGAATTAAAAATACATTTACATGATGGTACAACCTCCACCCTTATCAAATCTCAAAGTATCTTTTCCACCTATAGTAATATCAAATATTGGGGTGCCAAGTGTTAAACCACCCTTATCAAGCGTAACGTCCGAAACTGCTGGAGTAAATGGTACATCAACAGAAGCACCGTCATCTCCTGCCTCAAAACCACCCAATGGAGTACTCACACTAACACCGTCTTCACCAACACTGACTTCAGTTGATTCTACACCCTCTACAAAGGCTTCTCCAGCACCTACGGCTGTATCGACAATACTGAAGTCTTTGTTCAATTTACCATTCCAACAAGTGAATTTTTTTGTACCGTTATCTGGAATTTCGTCATATGAAAAATTTCCACCTTCACCCGGGTCACATTTAACCCTAAATTCTCCACCCTCTGGTATGTAAAAAGTGTGATCTTCTCCGACCTTCACTTGTCCTTGTACTCCTAATTGTGGATGAGGATATATAACACCATCCGAATTCTTTGCAGTCCAGGTCATGAAATTACCACCATCATGTTTAGCTGTGAAATACTTACACGTATCTCCTGTGAGGCAATATCTATCTTTTCCAGCCATTTTTTCCTGCATACTGGCTACAAAACCCTCACGAGTCTCACCAAAACCTAATGGGTCTGTTATCATCATGTATGTAGCCATTGCTGGTCCATGTCTTTCTTTACGCTCCTCATATAAACCCCCTATATCTGCAGGAATTTGTGCTGGATCGGCCCAGTATCGTTTAGCGTCTCTCACGACATTTGTACCCAAAAATGTTTCGGCCCACTTTTGATCACTCGTCAATTCGCATTCTGGGTAAGGGGTGCCATCCTTCCATGTTTTCCTTTTATAATCAATAACATACCGATCACAATAACTACGTGTATATTCACAAACACCTGTTTCTGCATTAAATTTTACACCAAAGTCCTGTGGATTAATGGGTTCTTTATATTGAGCAGAAGTTCTAGGTTTTTCACAATTTGCAATGAGTGGTCCAAATGGATACATGAGTGTTACCTTGCGCGGTAATGTGTCAGTCACAAGATTGGGTTCATTTAAAGTACCGGGATTTAACATATTTGGTTTTAAATATGTATTTGTGTATACAGCCACGAATGGTGGTACCCAATTTGCTTCTGGAATATTTGGGGGAAAAAATGGGTCAAGATAATCGAACCATATGGATCGTTTCTCACTATTCCATCTCTGAGCAGCCTCTTCACTAATAGAAATACCTTCAGTCGTTTCCGAAGACATAGACGGTACTAAGAATATATCATTTTTTCTTGATACAGGTAATTCGTCTTGAAGTATATCGAACTTATATTTATCGAGCTCCCTTCCGTGTATTTTTCTTACCCTTGAAATCCACTCTTCAATTACCCGAAGACCCTCTTCTTGTTGTTCGGGAGTTTCGGGAAGAGTTTCTTCTTCAGAACCCATAGCTAATATGATCATATCAC